GTATAAATCTTTTGAGAGATAATTCCGCAGAATCTTTGACACATCCACAACCAACAACTGCAATCCTCCCGGCTCTGGCTTTATCTTATAACGGTAAACAGTAACCGCATTGATGACTATATCAACAAGGTATTTGAATTGAGGTTGTGCCACGTTTGTTGATGTGCCTGTCCATATCACATTGTTATTAACAGGTACAAAATCCGCAGGAGTATTTACTATCGTTACTGCCATTATTCGGGTATTATATTATTTGCAATATCCTCTGCCATTGTTTCGGCAAGTTGTTGCGTTAATTCTTTTATGTCTTTATCTGTTAATACCGATGATGCAAAGTTGGTTGCCCTCTTGCCTTTCCGAAAAATACCCTGTTGAATATTTAGAGCAGTTTCCAAATCATCTCCCCTCGCGGGTAATTTGGTTTTTACCCACTGCAAAAGGTCTTGTAATGGAGGCATTTTATTTTTGTATCTCATCGATGATGTTGTGTTCTGATTTGGCATTGCATTTCCGCTTATCGAAGAAACACCGCCAACACCCCTAACTCCCTCATCTACTTCTCGCCAATAATCAACCGCATCTATTACTCCCAAAATAAAACCGCTCCTTTCCGTTACACCCTTATCATAATTCCTACCCAATGATTGCCTCAACTGTCCAGAGTTATTAATTTTCCCTGTGTCAAGGTTTTTCTGCATCTTTCTGATCTTGATATTCAACCAATCTTGCAGGGCATCTGTCGTTAATGGGTAGTTAGTTTCTGCCATCTTAATGCTTCATTTTAAACTCGTTCAACTGTCGGAGCTTCTCATAGTATTCCTCTTTGTCTTTGTAGTAAAGCAGGATATTCAAAAATTCAATCAGTTTCATATCGTAGTAAAATTCCCATTTCTCCGGGCATCCGTTTGATAGGTTGTCTAGTGTTACAAACCATCCCCATCCTTTAAGTCCTTCTCCACCTGCTTTAGTATTTCCTCTACCTTTTTTAGTTGGTTGCTCCCATAATCGTTTATAATCGGCATTAACTTTTGCGAGAGATTCCAAAAAAAAACCGCAATCGGATAAGCATATTTTACACTCATCTTATCCCTTATCGCCTCGCTGATCTCCTTGTGCTTCTCTCCGTTGTACTTTCCTTTCTTCCATCCAAATGCTTTCTTTTCATCCGGGATGACAATACAACTCAATATCTTATGCAAGTTTTGGATGATAAGGAAATCATTGTTGTTACACTCTCCCAGAAAGTGCATCAAGTCCATGTACTGTGCGCCTGTCATTTTGTTAATGTCCGAATCAATATGATACCTATGTCCGTCTATCTTGAATGAATCTGGCATCTTGTTCAGCCCCTCAAAGTCATTCAGAAAATCCAAATGCTTTGCAATGCGCTTGTAATCTTCAATGCTTATTTTCTTGATATCATCCAACGGAAACCCGGACAACACCGAAATCAATGCAGGTACTCTCTCAACCAACTTTCCATCAGAGGTAAGCACAGGATAAAGTTCTGCGAACTTGCCAACTGTGACGCCATCCCAATTCTTGGGAATCTTCAATTTCATTTCCATAATGTATAATATAATTTATTCGGAATGTGTCACGAGAGCAGAATAATAAGAATTCTTATTAAAAACCTAAGTGAATAAAAAGGCATTACATAATGGGACAATCGTGGGACTGTGTCCCAAAATAAACTTTATAGCAACAAAAAAGGGATGCGAACGCACCCCCTTCTTATGTAACAAAAACAAAAACAAAACCGGGAAGGATATCCCGAACTCTGAACCATAAAGATAATGATTTTATCTAACCTTATACACTCCCCGGTTGGATTCTGCCAACTCATTTAATGCCACGTAGCGGATTGCATCCATGCAATGGTCAAACATCTTAACAGGCTTTCCCGTTGCTTTGCCATTCTTGTCAATCTCCCACTTGTAAGACTTCAATTCCTTGATCAGATTAATGGAATCTTTCTGCACCACAAACTCGAACCGCTTGAGAATATCAATGCCGTTGTTTACTGAATCCTTGCCCTTTTTTGCTGCATGGATATTCATCCCCATACTGTACAACTCATCAATTGATTTCGGCTCGGCAGAATCAGCAATAAACTTTGTTCGCAAGTCTATCCCTTGCCTCCTAATCTCTTCACATAGTTCTCTATTGTGGATGCCAACCCTGTAAAGCACTTCTCTAAAATAAAGCTTGTTCCCAGAACGATGTACTTCAACGCAACTTGCAGGAGAACTGCTATACCCAAAATCAATACCAATGGCGATAAGATCACTCCTACTATCGATGCTATCACATAACCTAAAACCTTTTTCATATACTAATCCTTCTATTTTTCCATACTCGCCAAGTCCGTAAATTGTCCAGAATGATTTGTCTGTTTTCTCTAACAGTTCAATCTCCTTGACTAATGAGCTTGGCAGGTATGTATTGTGTTTATAATTAGAAACGATGACTTTCACATCACGTTCCTGCTGCTTTCTTCTTTGCTCTAATTCTGTGTTAATCCATACATCCTCATCATCCGGGTTAAAGTCAAGATATATCTTTCTCTCCGTTCTGATGAGCAATTGAAAAAACTCCTTTCTATAATTCAGTTCATTTGCCTCATTGCAGTACAGGATCATTTGCTTGTTCCCTCGGAGCTTCTGTTCGTCGTCTGCTCCCATAAACCTCACAACCCTATCCTCATACTTGTAGGTTTTCTTAGTCTTGTTGTGTTCTACTTGCTCATAGAATCCCTCATTGTGCATTATCTCCTCAAAGTCTTTGACAACTGTATTATCCAATGTTGTCCGATACTTCCTAACCGTTGCCCATGTTCCACTATGGCAGTATTGATTCTCTCCGTAGCATCCTGTCATTAGCCAGAGAGCAGATAGCTGAGCAAGGGAGTAGGTCTTGCTTGACCTTGTACCTCCTCTGTTTATTACAATCTTCTCCTGCGCATCATAGTTCTGTTCAAAAATCGGAGTTACTTTCATTGGATTAGCAAGTTATAAACAACCGCTAAACATCCAACCGCCAATATCAGCATCAAGATCAGCAAAGCATCTCCGGGTTGCAAATCATCATTCCTCATCTCTGTTGCGTTTTACTTCAATTGTTATAGTCTGCTCTTGCTTTATCTTCTCTGGCTCATTCATTCCTAACATCTTTGCCAATGAGTCTAATGCCCCTTTTGCATCACTACCCTTTAGCAGTCCACTATTAGCCATTGCATAAATCTTCTCTTTGTCTGTCTTGGTTAGTTTGTCCTTGTCCATTAACGCTTTTATCTGCTCGAATGTTTCAACCATTCCGATGTACTTCTGTACTATCCACTCCCGGTTAATGCTGTGCTTTTGAGCAGTTTGTTCCTTTAACTCATTGACGGTTAGTTTTATGTTAGTATCTGTCATTAACTTACTAGCATTGATTCTTACCCACTCCGCATCTTTATTTGTTACATCATAAGCTCTGCGATACGCCTCCGATTGATTGCCTAATTCAACAACCAACTCGGCAAACTTTCTCTCCTTTATCGTTAGCTCTCTACTCATTCAATTCATAAAAAAATCATCAGCATCTTCAATAAAGTACCAACAAACGTAATCCAATGATATAGACGTTGGATCAATCCAGAACTCATGCCCGGCATCCCTAACTCGCTTGATTGTGCTTTGTGCCTCATCATTTAAACCTACTGCATTAATCTCTGCAATATTGACGTAGCTCAATGACTTCAAGTAAGCGTATATCTTCCCATCGTTGGAAACAATCAACCCATCGTTGTTAGGTAGTTTCCAAACTTCATCTTCTCTCCTCTGCTGATCATTCAATGTAATCATTATTTGCCTGTTCTCCTTTTACTGTATTGTCCTTTTAATTGGTAGTACATCTTTACCATTCTACTCATTGCTCTGGCAACACATACTGAGCAACCCTTGTCAACCTTTACCCCGGAATGCGTTTCATAAAGGTCTAACAATTTGCGTACCTCCTCCGCTTTACCTCTGTTGATAGTCTGTGTCCGTTGGTAAAGAAACAGAATATCATCGTACTCTTTTAAATCTGTATAATAACTCATAGTTTAAACAACTTCAAATGCCTCTCTATTGCCTCCACGCAAATAGGAGCAGCACCAATGTATAATATAAAATTTTGATTAATTGTCAAGGTAATAAAGATAGCCATCCAGATAGACAAGCACACAGGACAACTCAATGGCTTGAATGATAATGCAGTTAGCAGGATTGCCCCGATGTAGTATAGATACTTGTGAGCAGTTATCCTCTTGATGAAATCCGGGAGATAATCCGATACCAAAAAAGGAACAGTTGAGCAGAATATCAATGCTTTTAGCTCCTCCATAACTCCCTAAAATTATCTGGCATCAATGACTTAACCCTTTTTAATCTGTTGTGCAACCATCCATAGGAGAATGATCCTGCACCCTGTTCTTTTAATTCATTGTACATCTCCTTGAAATTATACTGCACCCCGAAATATGCCCTCATCAATCCTACGTCAATGGTATCAAATCTGTTATCCTCTTGCATGAACTTGATTACCCTCGCCTGTTCAATGTACTCATCCCGGCTATAATGCCCATGAATGTCATTAGTGAAATGGTAAAGCTCAATGAAATTCTCATAATCAATTGAATGACCGCATATCTTTTTATGCTTGATTCGTTGATAATTGTATCTGGAATAACTGCTATTGTAATTGATGAGCATAATCTTGGCGCAGTAATCAGCCAACTTATTTTCCTTGTTGATTGACATGATTTGACTTTTATCTTTCTCTAATATCTGCATTATGACCTCCTGCAATAATTCGTCTGCCTCATTCCTATTCCGGGTAATCTTTTTTGATAGGTCTTGCAGTAGTCTGTAAACCTCTGTAATCGCTTCATCATAATTGGACATTCTCTGTCAATGCTTTTATCTGCTTTTTTAATTGGCTGTTCTCAATACTCAGCTCTGCCCATTTCCTTTGCCGTTTGGTGTACGCTGAAAACAATCTTTTGTTCTCCTTCTCAAGATGTCTGATTGCAAGATTTGCCTCAATCAATGTCTGCTGCTCATCTTGATGGGCATCTCCTCCCTTTGCTTTTATCCGTTCCATTAAGGCAACGAGCTTTACCCGGATTTCTAATAATTTTACTTCATCCATTTTCTTTTGTTTCTCATAAACAATGCCCTGTGAACAACCTCATAATCTTTGCTGATGATCTGCTCATGGCTGACATCAAACCAATTGCCCTCATCCCCAAATTTACGCATTCTGTATTTAAAGGATTCACGTTGCTCCTGCACGCTCCATCCAATAGTCCTATCCAAAACCTCATAAACTTGCCCCTTGATTCTGAAGATGCTATCCATTGCAAAAGGGAATAGCAACCGCACATCTGTTTCTGTTGTTGTCATATCATTTTGTTTTTGTTCATTGTTAAATTTATAAAATAAGCACATTAAAACGTGCTTTAACAGTCATTAAAAACAATTGAAACGGTTATTGTATAACAAAAATTAAATTAATTCAATCTTGTAAATACTATTATACTGCTTTCTGTAAAGATATTTTATTTCTAAAAGTTGTACCAAATCAAATAGGTTTTCAGCTTCAATATCCTTGTGCGTTTCTTCTATTTCGTCTAAATAATATACTCTGTATGTTTTCATAATCGTAATTTAAAATTTGTTATACAAACCGTTGCATTCCATTAACAAGCTATTACACCGATTTCTATTTCATCAAAATCTCCATTATTTGTTAAATAATACCTAATTGAATGGATGTTGCAAACCCTAAAATCATCGCCATTAAAAAAACAACAAATCTGATCGCCTTTTTCGGGTACTTTAGGAACTTTAGTCAATACCTCCATTTCTTCTTCTAATTCTACTATTCTAATCTTTATCATCTTTTTAGTCAAACCGTTATCTAAAACGGGCATTCGCTTTCGCCCTTAAATTTTTCTAACAATCCATTGCTCAATACTTCCATCTCTGTCTGCCTGTTGATCTCCTCGCCCTCTCCCAATGGTTGGGAATACTTCTTTATTCCTCCGTTTAATATTTCAAAGTACCTGCCTTGCTTAATGTCATAGGATAATGATGTTGTTCCCCGGATTCCTACGATGGCAGGCTTCGCCTTGTCCACTTTTATATCCGTTGCATGGCTATCAAAATCTCTGTGTATAATGACAATGCTCTTGCCGTTGTTGCCCCATTCTGATCCTCCCTTGAGCTGATGCATATCGGGCATAACAACCCTCCCATCTTTATCTTTCTTGGCAGTCTTTGGATGAATGATTGTATGAAAATGTAATCCGCTTGATTCCGCTAATTCATTCCTGTTGCTCAAGGTCGCCTCCAACCATTTATCCTCCCTGCTGAATCCATCTGTGTCATGCCTCATGTAGTTCCATGAATCTATAACCGCACTAAACAAACCAAGTTTCTTTTTATTGGCAACGGCATAATCCCAGAACTCGGTTGGAGTAACCTGCTTTGATCTGTTGCCCTCCTTTGGATTGTAGATGTGGAAATACTCAAGCACCTCCGGGAGATATCTGTCAACCTCTTGCAATGTTATCCTATCATCAATCTTCTGTTGCATCCCAT